AAGTGAATTTGATATGGATGGTACACAAAATACTGTTATCTTTGACCTCGATGGTACCCTTGCTGATATTGAAGAACGAAGAAAGTTTTCATCTACTATAGAAGGTAAGATGAATTGGGATGAATTCTTCAATCCTAAAAACATTGCAATGGATAAACCTAACCATTCGGTTATTATGATAGCAAAAATTCTTAAAGATGCTGGTCATACTATTGTAATATTATCAGGTCGAAGTAAAGCAACCAAAGATGCTACACGAGAATGGTTAAATGAAAATAATGTACCTTTTGATGTATTGAAAATGAGACCTACCAGTCATCCATTTAAGTGGATGCCAGACGATAAGTTAAAGAAGCACTGGTTAGATACATTATTTGAAGGTGATAAGAAAAATGATATTCTTTGTGTATTTGATGATAGAGATAAGGTAGTTAAGATGTGGCGAGAAAATGGGCTTGATTGTTTTCAGGTTGCTGAAGGTAATTTTTAAAAAAACAAATATGAATAAAAAACTATATAGAGGAAACGGTTATATTGGAGGCGTATGCGAAGGGCTAGGTAATTGGTCAGGTATACCATCCATTTTATTTAGAATCGGTTTTTTATTTGTACTACCAGCGGCATTTTGGGTATATCTTATATCGTGGATATTTTTATCTAAACCAGTAACATGCTCGGAAGATTTAGATTACGAATGGCATAATGAATCTAGTTAATATGAAAAGATTTTTAACTAAATTAGAATCAATAGATATTTTTCTAATTATAGCATTAGGGTATTTTGCTCTGATGCTGTTTTGTTTAACTTAAAAAAAATATATGATATTTAAATATGATAAAGATAAATTAATGTATAGTCAAGTATGTATTAAAACTTGGTTATTATATTCTTTAGGAATTTTAACAATAGTTCTAATAGTTGGTTTTTCATTTGGGAGAACCACTGCAAAGGAGGTTATCATTGAAAATTTACAAGAAGGGGAAACTCAAATTTTTATTACCGAGGTTGATACCTTTTCACATGATAGATTAGTGTCTATGTTAACGGATCTTAATGTTGACTACCCACATATAGTTATGGCACAATCCATTTTAGAAACTGGTCATTGGAAAAGTGATATCTTTTTGGAGAACCATAACCTTTTTGGTATGAAGCAAGCAAGGCGTAGAATTACCACAGCAGAAGGTACCTCAAGAAATCATGCTTACTATAATCATTGGAGAGAATCAGTATACGACTACGCTTTTTATCAATGTAGGTATTTAAGCAAATTAGATTCAGAGGAAGAATACTTTGAATACTTAGGTGCAAGTTATGCTGAAGCAAAAAACTATGTTAATATGCTGAAGCAAGTAATTAAGAAAAATAACCTAGAGGAATTGTTTAAATAATATCTTAAAGTTGTAAGGTTCTTGAGAGTTGAACCTAAACTAAAAATTAAGCTCTCTATATAATTAAATAAAAATAAAGATGAAGAAGATTTTAATGATGGTAATGGTTTCGCTTGGCCTACAATTACAAGCACAAACATTGTGTGACTCAAATATGACTTACACGATAGGCTCACAATATCAACTCGAGATTGCATTTCCAATAACTGGAAATAGCTTACCAGTTATGGCTCCTTTATATGCTATAACTTATGGTGGTCAAACAACATTAGGTGAAGATAGTTGTTTTAGCCAACCATGTAATCATATAGTGTACAATTACAATCCAACTACTGGAATGCCTTATGATACAATAACAACTTGTTTGTCTTATACTTTAACAGATACATTAGGTTATGTTGATACATTGAATTGTTGTTTTAATCAAGTATGGGATGGTCAGGCTTGGATGAGAATGTCTATGGGCGGTACTGTTGGTATAGAAGAATTAACTCCTACTATGATTGGTGATAATAAAATCTATGATGTATATGGAAGAGAATTACTTACTGCGCCTATTGGTCAGATGTATATTCAGAATAGAAAGAAGTATATCAAACTAAGATAATAAAAAGCTATAAGACTAAAAGGCCACTCATAGAGTGGTCTTTTTTAGTTAAATTATATTCCTAGGTCCTTATGAAGAACTTTCATAAAACCATCAAAAGTATGTTTCCCATAATCTTCTCTTAAGATTTTTCCAATTGCTAAAGCAAAATCTGTATAAGACATTGAATCATCTATCTTAATCATTGCTTTATCCATTGCTTTTGCTAATGCATCTGATTTTTTAGATTCGTCTATATTTGAAGTTTTCCAATGTTCACTATCACCAGCACCACGAGCAGGGTGAACTCCGCCAAAGTCCTGGTATGCAGGAGTACCTGTTGCATTAGTATCTTGCCCGGCCATTTCATCCCAATAATTTTTAAAATCTTGTACTGTTCCTTTATAATGGCGGATCTTACTTAAATCCTTTCGTTCTTGATTGTTTTCCATTATTTACCGAATTTTGTTTTGAGCTTATGAATTTCGGTCTGTACCTTTAATCCTTCAAGATCAATTTTATCCATTTTTATTTTTAATTCGTATAAAGCAATTGCATAATTATCGCCTCTATCTTGAGCTGCTCTATATCTTTGGATATTTTCTTTTTCCCTAGCTTTTAATCTAGCAGCAGCCTCATTAGGTTTAAATTCATAATCAGATGCTTCATTTAAATAGTTGTTAAATTTAGGTATCATTATACTTTATAATTTTTAAGGAGATCTTTCAATTCTACAATATCAGCAGGATTTAATTGAACATAATTTCTTCCTATGTTTATTTGCATACATTTTCTTCCTAAGCCAAAATCTTCAATATCCTTGGGTCCAACAAATGTAGTTATTTGCGCATTATCAGAACCTTTAATTCCAGCTTGGTTCCATGAACTAATATCAGTCCCTTCATTAAGAGTAGATTCGCCCATAGCAGAATAACTTTCACACGCTTCATCTATCTTATCGTTGATATGTTTTTTTGCTTCTTTAATATATGATTCTGCTGTATGTTCAGCATTATCATTAGATTCATAGCTATTTGCCTGTTCTGCTACATGATTACCTAGTGTTTGTACTGGGCCTACTATAGCGTTCATATCATATCCTGTTTCTGCTCGATTAGTTCCTCCTAAGGAAAAAGATGCAGAATCACTAGGTGCAAAACCTACAGGAATAAAATCTTCAAATAAAGGTACCTTTTTCATAATATTGTTATTTTGATTATATATTCATAAAACTAACTCGCGTTTTTACATATAAAAATAAACAACTTATTATGTCAGAATTTTTAAGAACCACCATGGGTCGTAAATTATTAGAAAAGGATATACCAAAATTATCATCTGCGTTGGAAAGAATTGCAGATCAGATGGAAATTAAGAACAAGCTCGAGGAAAAGAAGTTTAGGTTAGACGAAAAAATCAAAAAACTTCAAATTAAAGATATCAATGAAAAAGGATAAAGACATTACTTATGAGCAGTTTATAGCTCACATGAATAAAGGTAATAAAGTCTATATGAAAAAACCTAGATCATGGCAAAAGGTATGGTTTTGGTGGGAAAGCAAAAAAGAGAAGTGGTTTTTAAATAAAGCTTTTGATAAAAGAGAAGATGGTATTGTAAAACCAGAACCTTCAGTATGGATAACGGCAAAACAAATGGAATCCCACATGGATCACATGGTTAGAATGGGATATAAATATTATATAAATGAATAAGTTAATTTTAGCATTTTTGCTATTCTTTACCGGTCAAGCAGCAATATGGTTTCAAACAAATGGTCAATTTGTATGGCCTTGGTTTAAAAAGAATCCATTAACAGTTTCAGTTTTATTTGGAACTGCAATTAGTTACATATTAATTTATGGTACCAGGTTTATGGTAGAATACTATGATGGTTTATTATGGCCAGGTAGATTTATAGCCTTTGGGTCTGGAATTATTTCATTTACATTTTTAACTTGGTACTTTCTTGGTGAAGGGATTACCACAAAAACAATAGTGTCACTGTGTTTAGCATGTAGCTTAATAGGAATACAGTTATTTTGGAAATGAAAGACCCTTACAAAATATTAGGTGTTGATAAAACATCCACTGCTAATGATATTAAAAAAGCTTATAGAAAATTAGCCAAAGAATATCACCCTGATAAGTCTAAAGGCAATGAAGAAAAGTTTAAAGAAATTGCAGATGCATATGAAACTTTAAGTAATTCTACAAAGAGATCACAATATGATCAAGCTGCGAATAACCCATTTGGTAAATTTGAAGAAGGTTTCTTTGAAGACTTTATAAAAACAGGAAATGATCCAGGTTTTACTAATATGTTTAACCAAAGATATGGATTTAATACTAGGGGTGGTAATATTACTGCACAGGTTTACATTACTTTAGAAGAAGCTTATTTTGGATGTAGTAGGGAAATAAGAGTAGGTACAAGAGTTGTAAGTGTTGATATTAAGAGCGGTGTAAAGCCAGGACAGAGAATGAGATTAAAAGGATTAGGCCAAAGAGGAATGACCGAAAATCAAAACGGCGATCTTATTTTAACTGTATTAATACAAGATGATCCTAATTTTTATTTGGACCAAAAAGGTTTGCATACAATTAAGCATATAAGTTTATATGATGCTTTACTTGGAGGTAAGGGAGAAGTAAAAGTATTTGATAAAACAATAAGTTATAATATTCCTAAGTGTGTTAAGAACGGTACTATGCTTAGGATAAAAGGTAAAGGATTTCCTGCTTACAATAATTCTAATATCTTAGGTGACTTTTTCGTGAATATCCTTGTAGATTTACCTAAACAATTATCTGAGGAACAAGAAGCATTGGTTAAAAAAATGAAAGATATACAAGATGGATATTAATGACGAAGAATTTATGAAGTCATTATTGGATCAGTTAGAAAATCAGAGCTGGGATCAATATATGAATTTATGTTATAATACAATTATAATGTTTCCAGACCAGGTTTTACAATATGATGAAAAAACAGCAAAGCATAGAGTTAAAAGTTTAGACAAGATTTTACTACATTTTGAAGAAAGAGAGGATTTTGAAAAATGCGCCAAGCTTAAAGAGATTCAAGACAAATTAAAAAATTGTTAATAACTTTTAGAAAAAAGTCCTAGAAAAATTTTCAATTCCCAATTTTTTTTATTATATTTATAATATAATTAAATAAACGGAATATGACTGAATACACAAACATTACTTATTTACAATCCTTCTTGGAGGAAATGCAATCTTCCTCTTCAGGAAATCATAAAATTGCCACTCTTAAAAAGTATGCTGATAACTCTGATGAAAATTCTGATAGAGAATTCTTACAGAAAGTTTTCTTCTATACTTACAATCCTTATTTTAAATATAATGTAACTCCTAAGAATTGCAAAAAGAATTCTGATTTACTAGGTCACCGAAATACATACGGAAGTATTTTTACTCTGTTGGATGATTTAAGAAACAGAGTATGCACTGGGCATACCGCTATTGCAAATGTAAATAGATTTGTTAAAGAATGGCCACAATGGGAGACTATCATTTATTCTATTCTCAACCGAGATTTAAATATGGGCTGTGGAACTACTTCCATTAATAAAGCAATCCACCCAGATTTAATTCCTACATTTAAAGTGGCTTTAGCAAATGCATATAATCCAAAGAGGGTAAATTTTCAAAGTGGAGAATGGTACGGATCAAGAAAATTAGATGGTGTCCGCTGTATCTGCCGCAAGGAAATGAATACAGTTACCTTCTTTTCAAGAAACGGTAAAGAATTTGAAACTCTAGGTAAACTTGCAGATGAAATTTCTAAGATAGGTGGAGACTTTATCCTAGATGGAGAAATCTGTATGGTTGATAAAGATGGTAATGAAGACTTCCAAGGAATTATGAAACAGATCCGAAAGAAGAATCATCAAATTGAAAATCCTAAATTCTTTGTATTTGATTACCTAACCTTAGATGAATTTGATGATAAAGTTGGAACCACCTCTCTTACAGAAAGACTCCGTAATGGATATGATATTCTTCCAGAAAATATTAATTCAGATATGTTAGAATTCTTACCACAGGTTCAATTGACTACCGAAGAACAATTTACTGAAATGGCTAAAGAAGCTGAAGAGGCTGGGTTTGAAGGTATTATGGTTAGAAAGAATACCGGGTATGAAGGTAAGAGAAGTCATAATCTTTTAAAAGTTAAAAAATTCCATGATGCTGAATACACGGTATTAGAATGTATTAACGGTACCATGAGATGGACAGAAAACGGAAAGCAGGTTGAAAAAGAAGGTCTAAGTAATATAATTATTGAACATAAAGGCAATAAGGTAAGTGTAGGATCTGGATTCTCTAAAGAACAAAGAGAACATTACCTTAATAATCATAATGAACTAATCGGTAAAACTGTAACTGTTCAATATTTTGAAGAAAGCCAAAATCAGAACGGTGGATATTCATTAAGATTCCCTGTAGTAAAACACATATACAAGAATGGGAGGGATTGTTAATGTATCCATTCCATATCTCACCTGTGGTGAAGGAACGGAAACAGATTAATATATATTGTATGGAATTATTTGAGAAGTATAGAAAATGGGGGAAAGATATAACTGTCTTTGATGTTGATGATACTTTAATTGTAACCAAAAGTAAAATTAGAGTCTTTAATCCAAAAACAGGATATGAGATTGATCTTACACCACAAGAATTTAATACATTTAAAACTAAACCTCATGATAAGTTTGATTTTAATGACTTTAGGGATTTAGAAATTCTTAAGGCTGGTAAAATAATTGATTGGGTTTTTAATATTCTTAAAAGAACAATTTCAAAAGGAACTGCTGTGGGCATTATTACTGCGAGAGATGATTCAAAACTTATCTATGATTTTTTAATGCATAACGGGGTTGATGTTAATCCTGATTTTATATTTGCAATCAATGATCCTAGCTTAGGATTTACTGGATCTACTGCACAGAAGAAAAAGGATGCCTTTATGAAATTTGTTCAAATGGGATTTAGGAATTTTAAATTCTTTGATGATGATAAAGAAAATATAAAAATTGCAAACAGTCTTAATAAAGAATTACCTGAGGTAAGAATGAAGGCTACTTTAATAAAACAAAAATGGATTCCAAGCTTCAGCGACTTCAAATAAAACTAAATGCATTTACTAATATTTTATTAAGTATTAGAGATCTTTCAAATTCTTCTACTACTAAGGTTGGCTGCATGGCATTAAAAAAAGACTTTAGTAAAATAGCAAGCTTTGGGTATAATGGATCTTATAGTGGCGCTGGTACAAATAAAAATACTGGAACAGAAGAAGATTCTTTAACACCTGGTGAAAGTGGGTTTATTCATGCTGAGGTAAATATGATTGCTAAGTTTCAAGAATATGATCCACAAAATTACATAATACTCTTAACACTCTCACCTTGTAAAATGTGCACTAAAATTTTAGTTAATGCTGGATTTAAGCATGTTTATTGGATACAAGACTACAGAGACATGTCTCATCTTAAAATATTTAGTGAATGTAATGTGACACATGGTAAAATTTCTAACCTAGTAAATGACTACCACTCTATAAAGGACTGAATATATACAAAAAATAGTACATACTTTTGGTCGTTGAAGCATTAACATTTAAACTATCTCTTGATTTTTTTGTCTACTTAAAAAAGTACAAAATAGATGTGTCTAAAATCCGTGTAGGATTTTATGACCAAGTAAATCAAAAAACTGAATTTACGGATTTTAACAGCATTGAAGAAATGGAATTATTCTATCAGAATAATTATGTTCCATTTGATCCTTGTTTTATTGGTGATATTGTTTCTATACAATTATTCTTAGGGGCAAGTGAACTATATGAATTTACAACTGAATATAGAGCATCTGATTTAACAGGTAATTTTACATTAACTGAAGGGTCTTCTTTTGATATTCAAAGAAATTCACAACGTTCAGTTTTTGTAAATAGACAAGTTTCATTTATTAACAAAGCGGTGAAAGAGTATAGAAAATATTGGGATGAAATTTATAGAATATATACATTAGGTATTTACTCACCATGTTACGCAGTACCTGGTTGGTCACAAGGGACATGGTATTTAAATCAATTAAGAGAGGTGTTTACATCAAGAAAAGATACTGATGAATTTCCTTATGATGATGCTACTATTATTAATGAACCACCTGAATAAATAAAAAAAGATAAGATTAAATGGCATTCAATCTAAAAGAATACATCATCTACAGAACTGAGGTTCAAAGAGAACTTTTTAACGGAGAGGTAGATGAAAACTTCAAGGCAGTAGCAAACCCATGGGTAGATAATAGGTCTTACGATACCGGGCATGTAGTATATCACCCAGTTGAGGTTGTTAGTGCTACTGGGACTCCGGAAGAAACCTTAACTTGGTGGAGAGCTAATAAAAGAACAACACAAGGCGCGTTTGATACTAATGAATGGGATATCATTGGAGGTATAGGTACTGGTGATATAACAGTAAGTGGATCAAATGGGTATGGTAAAGTATTAGTTAATTATACTGGCCCAACACCAGCCCTCGCAGCGGATATCGATTTTACATTAGCGTCTACAACTGATAATGATACTCTTAGATTAATAGCAGGCCCAGGTATTAGTTTTCAATATGACAATACAGTTAAGGCAATTAAGATAATAAATAATGGTAATGCAGGTGAGGTAAATCAAGGTTTAAATATAGGAACAGGTGGACAAGATTTGTTTGCTGGAATGA